TGGCCGAGCTGCAAATCAGTGAGTAATTGTTCTTTAAATGGATAAAAGAAGTGATAACTGTCTTTTTCATCTTTGCAGAAACCAGTCTTGCGAAGAATTTCACGGTCATCACAACCAATATGATTCATCCAACGTATGTAATCGCTGAAATAAGGAGCTCGGTTCAATCCGATAATCCCAATTTTCATATTAGAAAGAGCAACTTCCATCTCTTCCTTATTTTGGATCATGGCAGATTCATCTTGTACCAACAACATAGCATCTTTAAAAAGAAGATTAATATCTTCAAGAGTGATAATTGTTGTAGATTCATCGCCATAAACGAGAAAGTCATTCTGAGCATTGGTCATGTACTGAGACAAGCATGCATGAAGGGATAATTCCTCATCAAGATGTGTCTCTGCTTCCATTTCCGCATACCGATAACGAAGAATGTATTGCAAATAAGAATCAATTTCTTGACGCTTATCAGGGAAAGCAAAAATAAGCTTTCTTGCAGCACACAACTTCACAAAGGCAAAACGCCAAGAAGATTTCTTAAAGTTATAAAAAACATTAGATAAGACCTTTTCATAATTAGGCTTCTGTATCCACGAGTGTCTTTCCTTATCATAATGAAAGGTTGAACTCAAAAATGTGGACTCGGAAAGTGGACCTGGGGCCGACTCATAGGTCAGATTAAATCCCAGTTCAGCAGCCGACTTAATAATGTTTGATAAACGGTGATCATCCTCAAAGATCGAATCATCGCCAAGCATCTTGGCGGCTATCTCGTGATAAGCACGGATAACGTCTGTGTAGGAGTCACAAAACTCAGAAATCGCGTATAAAAACACGATAATGAGTGCAAAAGTATTGTCAGTAAGCGTATTGAATGATCCTGAAGGGTTCTTCCCAAATTTCATACAAAGATATCCTTCGATATTAATGATGAGGGAATCTGAAACCTGTTCAAAAAACCAATCAACAGCATGCTTAATGTCAGTTTCGGAATGTTCCAACGATGAATTTCGACAGTTGTAGATTATCTCTTGTATCAACTTATTCAACGATGCTTCCATATGGCTGGCATCTAAGCAATTAAACTTCTCAGCTCCATTCCTCAAAAGAGACTGGCAAAGGCGATCCCAACCGCCACGCCACGGATTTGTTCCGACGGCGCTCCAGGCGTTAGGATGAGGACGATTCATCAGAGCATCGTTCTGATTTTTGTATAGCATAAAACCGACAATATGAGTAACTAAATCACCGCACATGAACGTACGGGTCTTTCTCTTTGAAGGATCAGGGTCATTGATTTTTTCAATAACTCGGATTTCAGACTTAGGGCTAGTCAACCAAAAACACTCAGTATAATGAGCGCCATTAAAATGGAAGTCAACGTTGCCAGTCTTAAAAATCCCATCAACAATGGATTTGATCAACTCTAAAGAGCCACCTTCGGCCTCCGGCTTTAGTGCGGCACGCTTGGTGGAGTACTTTTGATTCCAGGGAAAACCTGGAGAAGCAGACAATTCAATCATAGGAATTGCCTCGTCGAAACTTAAAGCCTTCGACAGTAGCTGAATTTG